CGCCTTGCCGTTCTTTGTCCCTTGATCGCACATGGGTTCAAGAGAGCGAAGGGTGGTTTCCGAGAACCACTCACCAGCCCTGCCTTGCCCAAGTTTCTTGGCAATAGTCGGACCAAGGTATTGCATGGTGTTTTTAATAGAGGAGTAGGCCGCCTTCAACGGAATACCGATGGAGACGAGGTTCATGGGGACTGTGCCAAGCAAAGGAGTAAGCTGGACAAACCCTGACGAAGGGTTCAAGCCAAGTGTCCACATATACTGGAACTGGCGGATGCGGGGAGCGTCGGATACCGGGTCGAGGGCATACGATACACGGTTAAACAGTTTCTTGAACTTCCGTCCTTGAGGTGTCCCCTCCTCGGCAGCTTTAATTGCGTAGGCAGAAAGGGTGTCGTTAACCAGATCACCGTAAAGATAGTTGGCAGCAGACTTTGCGGAAGAACCGGAGAAGGCGGAAATGACGTAATCAATGTCCGTGCTGGCACCGTCGATATGCCGTGAAGTGAGAAGGTGTTTACCAAATCCCCTCACCTTGTAATGGGACATGACATCACCGGCAAGAGCCTCTTGTTGCAAACTCTTGTAAGCTGCGGGGTCCATACCACCCTTGTCTTTGATAAGACCCATTGTGCGCTGTGTGACAAGATACGTCACGAGATTGATGTCTACCTGTGATGGGTTCTTGACAAACTTACCGATGTTGTTGTAGGTCATCTGGAACAAACCGTCAGGAGGTGTAATGGTCAGATCGGGTCTGTTCTTGTATTTGGCGACTAGTTGTTTGTGAACACCAATCACATCTTTTAGTTTGGGTTTACCTCCTCCAGGAGCCATCATGGTGTAAAGACCGACAAGATCGCCGTTCTTGTCAACCACACGAAGTGCCCAGTTACCGGAACGCATTTCGGGGACATAAGGAATACCGTTACGCTTGAACCCTTCAAAGTCCTTGATGTAATCAACAAGGTCTGCTAGATCACCGAGAATCTTTCGCTCCTCGGGACTGGACCTGACTTGGTTCTTAAGATCGGCACGCTTTTGTTTAATCCACCCGAGCATTTCAGGAATTGTTCCTTTTGCCGGGAACGTTGTGAACGCCGGGACACGGGCCAGTGCTTCCATCTTGCCGCGTGTTACTTGCGCGTGAAAGTCCAAAGGAAGGGAAAACACTTTGGACATGGCTCTGATCTTGTCCACAGCAACAGGGGACAATTGGACTCTCTTGCCGTTGTTGTTGGTGTAGATGACCGGGCCATCCCCGTTCAGAGATACGTCCTGCGCCTTGAGCGCCAGAGCAATCGAGAACAATTCGTAACGGTCGGGCCACTTCTTGATTTCTTCAAAAGACTTGGCCCACGCACCGTGCAAAGCAGCTTGCGCTTGTTCTCGTTTAAGAACCAGAGTTGACGAGAAAGCGGCATCGGCATCTTTCTTTGCCCAGTTGCGCCAGTGCCCAAGACCTGATAACCATGACGAAAGCTGGTTGTTCCACCCGGTTGTGTTGTTACCGTCATAGATGTAATCCATTACGTCAAGCTGACGATCAGGAACCTCGGTGGCAATCTCTTTGTTACGTTTAACGGCACGAGCCAGTTCAGCATCAATGGTAGATTTAGACGGGGCGTGTTCCGTCAACTTAGCCATGGAGAATTTGGACGATTGCTTTTCCTTGGCATTAAGAACCGCTCCAAGCTGGCGCTGATTGGCTTGATACAAAGCCTTGTCCATAGCCTTACCGAACTTACCGGAAAGAATCTCATCGAAGATACGTTCTGCATCACGCTTGCTTGCAAAGGACTTATCCAGTTTCTCTCGGAGTTTGTTTTGGATAGCACGAATGGCATCAAGGATGTTGTTGATAATCCGGCGAAGAAGGGGACTGGACGGCTCCTTGAACGAAGGGTCGTTTACCTTATCTACGCCGTAAGCCTTACGTAGTTCTACGGCAGCCCTGTTGTTGGACCGAGAGGCATAGTCACCAATGGTGTAAGCCAGAATCTCAGCCCTGCCTTCCGGGTCGTTCAGATCAAACCCGTTGATAAGATCGACAAGATCAGGGCGCTTCATAAGCTCCTTGTGTTGTTCCTTTAAAGCCTTGTCAAACACACGTTGCATGTCAGTGGTAAGGAACTTGTTGGTGTCGAGGGCGTGAACAATCTCGTGGACGATTGTTTCAAACGTGTCTACGTTATCTTCCTTCGTAAACTTTCCGGCAATCTTTTGCCGAATGTCGTAGCCAATGTTGATGATGACAGCCCTTGTCCCGTCCTCAAAATTCTTTTGCTCGCCCCCGGCCCTGCTGTAGGATTTCTTGCCAGTCTCCTTGTTTGTTCTTTCAACAATGATGTCATCTGCAACGACTGCCGTAATAGACGATCCAGCGTTACCGCCCATAAGACGTTTGGCTACGTCTTCAACAAGACCTTTTACATCAAGGGCAATCCTTGATACATCTTCAACAAGGTCGGCAGGAAGTGTGTCGTTGATTACAGGGACATACTCGATGTTTGTAATAGGATCGTTAGAGTAGAGAGTGTCGTCAGTCAGGGTGGCCGTAGTGGATAGTTTACTGGTGTCGCCAACAGCTTTTGCGCGACGGAGGAAATCAGGTAGACGAAGCTGGTCATCGTCAATGGCTGTGGATTTAACAACGTTGTCAACAAGAGCCTTTGGGTCGGAGGGGGGGTTGGCAACGATTACTGCATCTTCTGTTTTCTTTGCTAAAGAAAGAATGCGAGAAACATTTACCGGCTCTATGTTAATTGCGTCCGCGTTGAAATAAATTTTCACAAGATGGGGTTTAGTGTTTGTGAACTTACCCCCAATGTGGGTGATGCCGCCATAACCTTGTTTTGACAGTGAACTGTTGAAATCGTCCAGTATGTCAGTAACCTCCCAAGCTGGTGTATTATGGTAGGCTGCATGTTCTCTAATCTGATCGTAAAAATCAGTGACACTGACTGTCCCATCAGGCTTAAGTGCGTATCGCATTGCGTCTGCAAAAATACTTTCCTGATCGACTGTTTTCAAGTCCTCCCCAAAGACTGTGCCGTATAGCTCTTTTAGACCTTCTTCGACTAAAAGATCGGCTTTACGGTATTCGTCGTAGTTATCTTCATCTACTCTAGTGACATCTATGTCAAAGGGTTCTGTTACTTTAATTCTTTGATCAATGTTGTAAAATTTTACAGGAGTTTTTTCATCTACTAGATAAACTACACCTTCAGGTGACTTACGTTGGTATCCTTTTGCTGTGTCTAAAGCATCTGTTGTGTAGAAACCTCCTCCGTAAATGTTTTTTTCACTTTGACTTTCATCAAATGTGTGTAATTTCTTAATAGGTTTTTTTGTTCCATGGAACTGTTGCCCTAACCCGCGTGTATCGGGGAGATTCTCAACAAGAGTGTCAAGAGCTTTTGTGGACAGTGTGTTGACTGTGACATCAGGCAGATTTGGAAAGACAGTCTGGACTTTAGCGATTTGTTCCTGACGAACCGGGTCTGCCTTGGACGCTTCAATAGCACTGGCAAACGTGGTCAAAGCCTCAGGATCGTTCTTCAGGTTATTGTAAAACTTCTGTGTTTCCAGAGTCTCATCCAAACCCTTGACGATGTTGTTAGCGACCTTTGCCCGAGGTGTGCCGTCAAACGGGTTGGTGTCAGGGCCAGCTACTTGTTCAAATGTCTTGGCTACAACAGGGGCAAGACCGCTTTCCACGGCCCCGTTGTAAACCTCAGTGGGAGTCTTTGCGTCAAGGTCACTTTCAAACTTGGACACACGTTCTGCGTAGTAATCGTTCCACGTATCCCAAGCCTTCTTGCCCCCGGTCTGTTTACCTTTACTGGTTTTCTTTTCGGGAAAAGCTACTGGAGTTGTGTCAACAACAGGTTCGGCGTTTACCTTAGTTGTGTCCACAACCTTTGGCGCAACCACTGGTGAACCGTCAATTTCTATCTCAAAAGCGGACGTATCAATCTTGTCCAGACCATCAATGTTAGTGTCGGGTTGCGGAACAGTGAGTCCTGTGTCTGTTACTGGACCCTTTTTGCCTGTGAACTTACGGGCAGCTATAGCAGCCAGATCGCCACCGTTCTTGGCAGCAATACCTGTTCCGGCAAGAGACGTGCCGATGACACCCCCGACAAGGGCTGACATAACGACTTCGTTACGGACGTTCTCATCATTGATAAGGTCTGGCAAACCTCCATCGACGGATTGCCCCCACATCTCCAGATAGCTTTGTGTGCCTTCAGTCAGACTACCGACTGCACCAGCGCCGGTAAGAGCACCGACCGCACCAACAGCACGCCTTGCTGCCGGAGATTTGAACATCGCCTTAGGCACAATGGACGTAGCTTTAGGTGCCCTGATAAGTTTACTGAGAGGCTTAAAAGCAGCCGCAAGCAGCCCGTCTACAGCAGTTTCACCAAACCCGGCAATAACGCCACGGGCTGCGTCCGCATCGGACATCATCTTAACTTTGTCAGTCTCAGGGATCGAGTCGAAGTTCTCTCCGTAGAGAGCCTCCATTTCCCGCACACGGTTGACAGCTTGTGCGTTGATGTTCAGTCCTGTGTAGTATGCCGTGGTGCCTGCAAGGAAACCGATACCAGCACCGGCAGCCGTGCCTACACCAGGAATTGCTGTGCCCGCAAGAGCACCTGACGCCGCTTCCTCCTTTCCGGTTACAGCCATTGCTCCGAGAGAACGTGTCAGAACGTGTGTAATGCCAGTCGTGAGTTTGTTGAAATCACCCCCACTAGCCATGTCTACTTCAGACAGAACAGGGGCAACGATACTTCCTGCAATAGCTAGTGCAGGTTTGATAAGGTAGTCGTCGTAGTAGGTGTCCCCAAGGTTTTTTGCTTCATACTCACTGGCCTGTTTATCCAGTTCAAGGCTTTGTTTGACAAGATCGGCGTATGCTTTCTCGTCACCGCTCATCTTGGCAGCAAGGAGTTTATTACCTAGCTCAGTCTTCTTTACGTCAAAGGCAGCGAGGTCTGCGCCAGTAGCTACACCATCAACCGGATTGCCCATCGGATCAACTTGAGGAGCTATCGGTTGTGTTTGTTCAGTCTCAACAAGACCAACACCGAACTCACCGGTTTTGGGATCGAACCCGTAGGACAGGGTTAGCTTATCTGCTTCAGCCTCGATACGCTCTTTATCCTCCAAGGACATCCTTGGTTCTTTGGGGACAAATACATATTCCTCTTTGCCGTTAATCTCTCGAACCTCCATACGGGTTTTCATACCCTCGGGGATTTCATCAAAATCAAGGTAGTAGTTCTTTGGGCGTAGTGGAGGAGCGGAACCACCTTCAGGCGAGGTCTTTGGTTTTGCCTGTGACTGATCCGGGGTCACGATAGGCACAGTTTCTTCCTCGGGCAGTTTCCCGATTAACGTGACCTTACCAGTGATGGGATCGTAAGATAGCACGATAAACCTTTATCTTGTCTCTGCTTTAGTTGGCTAGGCTTGTGCCATTGGTTTACTTATCAACGGTTGAACGTAGAGTCTTTGCTTGGTTTAAGCAAGCCTCGTGCTGTTCCGGTTATTTCTTCAGCAGCTTTTCTCTGATCTTCTTCCAGCAAATCAAGCCTTTGCTGTATCTGGTAAGCTACATCCTTGTGTCCGTCTTTTGAAAGAGGGCCAATATAGCTCGACAAGTCTCTTGCCGCAGCTACAGCCTTTGGATAATTTCTTTCATCACCGTAAAGAGCGTCATCAAGTGTTTTCAGTTTTTGCTCCAGACCAGGGTATTTCTTTGGGTTATAGTCGGGTGGAGCATTTTTCTCGTCTTCATACTTCTGGCGAGCCAGATCAAGACGCAGGGCCGATAGTTCCGTGTTGGTAGCTGCGTTACCTACAGTAGCTAGTCCAAGCATCTCCCTCAAAGCGCGGTCATCTGCGTCTTTCTTGGCGCGGTAGTCGTCGTCCCTTGAACGATTATCCATCTGGTCCACAAGGTTCTGAATTTGCATCTGCTTGTATCGCTGGTTAAGCAGTCCCATTGGATCGACTTCCTCGCTTTTAAGGGAGCCGCCAATACCAGCAGCCAAACCTTCGCCAACAGGTGTTCCGCCCGAAGCAAGCAGGCTCAAACCGATGTTAAGAAGCGTGTCTGACAAATTATCCTTGCCGAACAACTGGTCAACCTTACGCTTACCACCACTCGTGGGGACAGACCCTCCGAACAAGGACTCAAGGAACCCACCTTCAGCATAACCTTTGTTGACAGGACCACCACCGGCAAGAGTGACACGGCCCATCATGTCCGAGGCAGAAGCACCCATACCGGGATCAACCCCAGTCCGTAGCCCGGACTTATACTGGTCAAGAAGTTGGGCCACCGGGTTGCCGCCACGGTCGGCAGGGTTGATGTTCTCGATAGCAACAGGACCGGCGTTATAGGACACAGCAGGCGATACAAACCCGCCACTTGTGTTGCTAATGTCGGGTCCCTCGGAGAGAAGAACAGGGTTCACAGGGGCCTGATTAGCGCCGCTGTAACCTCCGGGCGTGGACGTAATACCATTATCTTTGAACGGGTTCTGTGTCTGGCGGATAACATCGCTGGATTCCCCCATAGAGAACGGATTACCGACACGGCCACCGTAGGCATACTTCTTGACAGGACCACCCTCCTTTTGTCCGCGTGGGTTAAGAGCATTGGTGATATTTCCCCATACAGAACCCAGACTACTAAGTCCACCAAGACCAAGGGCACCTGAACCCATAAGAGAAGCACCGCCCGTGAACGGAGCAGCGACAAGAGAGGCTACACCAAGGATGGTGCTGAGAGGATCGCCTGAAGTCTTCTGGGTAGTCTTGGAATCCTGCCCAATAGAACCGGGAGACAGAGCGCCCGTGACGTTAACAAGGTTCCCCAGTTTGTTTGCGCGCTGCATGATCTGATTGTAGAAATCCTGTGCTCTCAGATCGAGGTCCATCTGTTCTACACCACGTTCAGCTTTACCGGCTGCTTCCATGGCGGTAGCATCGGTCAGACCGTATGCCTGTCCTTGGCGGGCCAGATCGACAAGACCACGGGCGTTACCGGACATACGATCAATCTGTCCAAGAAGGGTAGACAGACCTTGGTTGTAGTTGTCCGACATGCCGCGATAGTAGGTATCGCCAATGTTGCGCTGGGTATCGGCCATGTTCATGCCTTCAAGAAGTCCTTGGCGAGAGCCACCAAAGGCTCCGCTCAAAGCTGACCTTGAACCGATGTCCAGATTGTTCCTGTCCCCTTGTTCACGGATGCGGTCGATGGTCCGGTTAAGGACTGTCTCCGTGAACGGGTTCATGTATTGCTCTAGTTCAGCCTGTGTAGGCGCACGCCCTGAACGCGCAAGAGCTTCCTGTTGTGCAGCCAGACCTTGGTCAATGGAGCCTTGATACTTGCCCATCAACTGGTCAAGCATGGTGTAGGCTGTGTTCTCTCGGTCAGACAAATCCGCAGCACGGGCGAACGGATTGGCTACAACAGGATCACGGTTCTGGGCAAGAGCCGACGAGACAAGCTCGTTATACATCCCTTGCAGTTGAGGTGTAACTACGGGACGTGACTTGGTTGAGGAAGTGGTTGTCTTGCTACCCATATTATTTACGCGGCCTTGTTATAGATGAACGATGTGCCTACGCGCTGTAGTCCACGGTAACGGAACACACGGTCATAGACGGCGAAGTTGGTTTCAGGGGCAGCGATGACATCGAAGTAAAGTGGGATGTTTGTGACATCGGATACGTCCTTGAAGAAATCCATAAGAAGTGTAGCAGCACTGGTCCCACGATAGCCTTGCTCTACATAGAACAGGACGTTGTTCCACGTCTTTGCAGAAGTCCACCACATCTCGATCTGAGCAATGATACCGATACCGGCAATCTTGTTGAACTCGGTATCAAATACAATAACGCCGTATGCTTCCTCGTTATCGACAAGAGCCTTTAGCTTTGCTTCACAAACAGCCCGGTCCTTTGGAACAATAGCTGTGATTTCATCGAACTCCCGGATTGATTCAATGTAGTCACAGATAACTGGAATATCTTCTGAAGCAAAACGTTGCAGGACCAGAGCCATGTTACTACCGTGTCTCCTTTGGCATCTTTACCTTGCCACCAAGGAACAATTTAGCCATCTCGTCTGGCTGTTCTTTCTTGCCCATCTTCTTGACCCGGACTTCCTCGATCATCCGAGAAAGAATAGCAGACCCGGCCTCGGAGTTGCCGTCCCCGATCATGGAAACCACATCAGCCGGGATGACAAATTCACCTTCACTAAGGGCGGCGGGCTGCTGACCGTCGATCATGGCTGGCACAGTGTCGGCCATACCTTGCTTGGGGTTCTCTTTAGCCATGCCGCCAAGGAGTTTGAGAAGGGATTTAGGTTGAACGGTTGCCATGGTCTGTGATTTTATCCTACTAAAATAGCCGTTTGCTAGGCGGGGTGGTTATCAGTTGACACGGTTGTTGTTCTTGAGGACGTAAAGTAAAGTCGTCAGATTGTCCCGTACTTTGTTCAAACTCACCGTATCTCCGGCAATTGAAAGGGAAGTCCTTGAGGCTGTAGTACTTGGGTTGATAACCCATGTGTTATTATTGTTGTTGAACAACAGACTGATGTTCTGGTCAAGGGCACGGACCACATTATCCAGATAATCCTTAAGTAGTTTCGGGTCCGAACAATCGTAAAGAGAAGGTCTTGGCAACCTTAACGGAGCCTTGATGTTTGGGTTAGCCACGGCTTTTACCTCTGCCCATCGGGCTTGATACGAAGCCTTGTCTTACCGATCTGGACGTTGGAGTTAACGCCTGACAAAGTGTATCTCATTTCCATCTGACGGCCCCGGCCCCTCATGTAAAGCACGGGCTGGCCTGCAACAGAGAACGGACCCTTGTAAGTCTCCTCCGATGACTCAGGGTATTTCTTGAACCCGAACTCGATCTTGAAATCTCCTTGGACGTATTTGTAGTCAGGAACGTATTGGTCCACGAACATGATGTCAGAGCCATCGTCAATATCGAAGAAGGACGTATAGAGAAGGAACGGCAGTTCTGCCCCATCGGCATTGGCCCCTGTCTCGTGGTAGAAAGCCGTGGTGCTGGTATTAGTGGCAATAGGCCGAGAGAACACGGAGGCATCTTCCCACGTGGTGCGCCTGCGCTGTCCGTCATACCAGAGATTGTCCATGAAATTATAGACAATGTATCTGTCGTTTTCCTCGGAGTTTCGGCTTGGGTAGAACCACCAGATTTCCGAGAACTCGGCATTGACCCCGCAGAACACCTTGAACGCTTGCTGTTCGTTCAGCCCGTCCCCGAAGTTCTTGTTGAATATGTTGTCGTAAAGAGAGCAATCGAGTTTCTGGACCGAGCCGTTGTAGACAAAGAAACCGGCACTGGACATCCAGTAAACAACACCGTTCACGTCTCGTGCTGCCTGCGGGCCAATAAGACCGCAATTGGCACCGACCTTCTCGATGGAGAATACGTAGTCGCCACCTACATAGGTCTGTCTGTAGACACCCGTATCCGTGAACACGACTGTCTCAGCCTTGGTGGTGATGGCCCGGACAATCTCGTTACCGTCCTGAATCCTGATTTCGCCTGACGCATTGGTCACAGCCGGATTGAACTGGGTGTAATCTTCGTTAGATGACCAGCGGATAAGAAGCGGATCGAACGGACCAAGATAGGCCGAAGTCCCGTAACAACAAAGGATACGAGGAGGGTTGATGACCGAGATGGAGTTGGCTTTAGTTGGGGCACCGCTGATCTGGGAGGCACGCACACCCGTCCCAAGAGTGCGGTCCCACAGATAGATACCTCCTCCTCGGTAGTTGGCAATCAAATCCTCACCCCAGTTCTCCAAAACCCAAGTACGGAGCAAGAGAAGGTCTGCCGAGGACACAGGCACACCTACGCCCCATCCGCCACCAGAGCCGCCCCAAGGGCCACTACCCCACCCTGCGGCCACGGTAGACGATGATCGCCCGGAGGCAAGAAGGAACTGGAGGGAGATGGAAGTCCCTACGTCCGTTACCGTAGACGTAGCTGTGACACCCGCATCGAACGTAAAGTTGTTGGTATCGGCTGAGACAACAGCATAAACGGAGTTGGCTGCAAGAGGGATACCGTCTACGTTGACAGAAGTTGCAACCACGAACCTGTCATTGACAGCGGTTCCGTTGTTGTTGAGGGACACACCGACAATGGTTGAGCCGGAGGTAGCAGAGAAGATGGACGTAGCTACAACAGAAGTCTGGACCGGAGTAATATCCGTAAAAGTTGTTTCGTTGTAGATACTTAGCTGGTCAGTTGTCCCTACAGCATACCACCTGTCACCTTGAAGATCGGACCAGGATTGACTGTCTCGGGCGATACCTACATAAGTAGCCGAGGTAGTGACTTGCTGGAACCCACCCATCTTCTTTGGGTTGCCGTGCTGGAACCTTGCCCATTGGCACGAGACATAAGAACCCTCCGACTGATACGGAGCGTCGTTCTTGTTGATACCCGGCCTGATGTTTATGACTTTGAGCAGACCAGAGGAGGTCACGGGACTTTTTTCCTCTTAGGTGTACTTCTGGATCGGTATAAGGGTGTAGGACTGGGGTTCACCCCCGACAACGCCGATGGGGTGGGTGTGTGAACCAGTGAGCGTGTGAGTGTGCCCAAGCCCGCCGCCTGTGTCTGTAGTGGATGTGCCAAATGCTGCAAAGACTGGGCCAAAATCAGCACCTGTCGAGTATCCACTATCAAACTCTACTTTAGTTCCGTGGTTGTGGGCCGGAATCTGGTTGACAGTCAGGACAGTGGACCCTGTATCGCCTGAAGCAGGAGTTCCAATAGACACAGAAGGAGCCGTAGAAGCAGTTGACACACCAGCCGTCCCGGACATCTTGAGGAACGAGCCATAAAGCGCGGACATGGCCTGCCAACCTGGAGGAATAGTTACAGCAGAGTTGGGCCAGAAATTGACAGTTCCTTTTGGAACCACCCCAAGTTTACGGCAACGAACACCGTCCGTGTAGAACGAGAACTGTTCGTCTGGAGCCACAGTCACACCAGCACCAACGGCTGCGGCATTGTTAACAACCACAACCTGTGTGTTAGTTACCTTTGAACGAAGGGCGTAGAGCTTGGTAACAGAGTCAGGCAGAAGAACACTGATCTGTGTGCTAGGTGTGCCTTTCAAGACAAGCACAGCAGAACGGGCCTCGTCAGTGGCACCGTTGAGAGATGTCAAAGTAACGTTAGAACCGCCCGTAACGTTTACAGAAGTAATGGCAGCAATGGCTTGGTCAAGCAGGTTGTAGTTGTTGTTAGCCATGTTGGCCCAGCCTGCGGCGTAGTCGCCCTGTGCTGGTTCTTCAATACGTAGATTGGGAGAATATGTGCTGACCATGATCTATATTAGTTTTCCTGCTTAAGTGTGTTGACCTGAATATTAGTGGAATACGGCCCCATACCCTCATCTCTGCGGGCACGGCGGGCTTCGTTGTTGACACCTATCATTAAATTGACATACGATTGCTCGTGGTATTGCTTCAGTTCGCCGTTACGAGCGAAGTCAGCCATGTAAGACATGGAGGCATGGAACAGGGCGTCAGGCATCCATTCGGTGTAGGTGTTGGTCTGGTTGCTTGTCGAAAGACCAACAGGCTTTACTACGTGTGTAACGTCGATGGCGTAAGCTGCGTCAGGCGTAGGGCTTAAAAGGAACTGGGTGTTGGAGTAGTCGGCGTAATATTTAGGATTACCTACAGACGTGTTTGCGTAAGGCCAATATTTCTCACAGAACGAAACTGTGTTCTTGTTGAGGTTCTGTAGAGTACCAGCCGAGGTGGTGTAACGGATAGACTTCCCAAGACGATACCCGGTAGGTTTGTTGACCAGACGATTGTTGGCTGTAGCTGTTACCGTGGATGTCACCTCGATACCAGTGAAATCTGTCTCTCGGAGAAGTCTGAACTCAGCATTGGCAATGGCCGTAGGAATGTAGTTAGCCGTCTCCGTCGAGTCATCCTCAAGAGCTTCCTGGATTGCCGAGACGAGAGTGTTGTAAGATACGATACCGTTATTAGCCAAGACCGCCGTCCTTCTCTTTTTCCTTCATACGATCAAGAACGCTCAAATTGTGGTAGACAACCCAAGCGAACGGAGCCATGAACAGCAAGATAGCCCAGACCTGCGGAAAGGCCAGCCAACCAAACAACACAACAACACCTAGTTTGATTGACCAGCGATACGGACTAAGCACCGGCTGAAGCATGATCCACTTCATTACCGGGTTCTTTTCTACACCGCCACGGGAGATGATTTCATCAGTCAAGAGTGCATCCACCACGTTAAGTGTGAAGGCAACGAGAAAAAGGACGATATAGGTTTCCAGCACGGTTATTTAATCCTGATACCCAAAAGGTGGTGACTGCCAGTTAAGCTGGTTAGGCCACGTTGTTACGCCGGACGCGGCAGAGGTTCCGATCTGGATGATGAAGTCTTGGTCCCAAGTTATCACGTAGCCATCTTCCGTAGCTAGGTAATAGGGCTGGGTAATTGCTGCGTTCTGGTCAGGGCGTGCCCAACGGAGGGCAATGGCGTCCGTCCCATTGGCAGGGTAGTTCTGGGGATGGGCCACAAACGAGTACATACCATCGTTACATTCGTGGCAAACTTTCCAGCCTGTGCCCGGTTCCGTGGAAAGGGAGCCCCAAGGCTTTTTCCAGCCACAGCGGTCGCAGATAGCCTTGGCCCATCGCCCCGAGGCGTAGGTCTGTTGTTTGCCGCTACGGGACCGTGTGAACTGCCAAGCATCTGCCATTGTTAACCGTATCCGTAACCTTGGTATAGCGAAGCAGGCTTAATGACAAATGAGGTCAGTTCCCTATCTTCCTCGAAAGCAAGACGCAGTTGTTCGTTCCACTCATTCTTGAGGAACGCCAGCTTGTTCAAATCGAAGTTAGGCATCTTCTGTGCCATGTAGAAAGCAAGACCAGCCGTCACGCAAGGCAGATACCGGCGATGGATGTCCACTCCCTGATACATCTGGGTAATGTCATCGGGGTCTTCACAAGCGTAATAACTGATCTGGTAGGCCGTTCCTGACACCGGGACAGGCCACACCTTCAAGGTTATGTTGTTCAGGTTTTGAACCGTGGTGTATTGTGTGGGCTGACCCGTGGTTTCCTTTGTTGCAATGTTCTGGTAATCGAGGAACGATAGACGGTTCATGGCTAAGTCACGCCCTGAGACACGAATGACCGGACCAAGGATGTTTACTGTCCCGGCTGACAAGGTGTAATCGGCAACAGAAGAAGTAAGATTGAGAACCTTCTGTTCAATGGTGAACAACGGTTTTCCTCGGTTCATCAAGTCCTTCAGAACAAGGTTGAGGGACCGCATACACGAGTCTACTTCCTCTGCCGAGGTGAACTTGCCCCCGACACGTTCAAGAGCTTCGGTGATAAGCTCATCGACTTGAAGGGACCAGGACTTGGTGTTGCTAGGAGATACCATTAGGCAAGGCTCACTGAGGACCACGCCCCGGCACGGTAGGCATAAAGTTTGGAACCTACAACATCCATGACAATAGGAACAGCACCAGTCCTTACAGTCGGGACACCAGAGGGGACACCTGAGCAAGACGGGATGTAGAGGAATCCGTTAGTAGCGTTGGTGGCTAGAGCCGCCCCTGAAGACCAGACGAAGTTACCAAGATCATCGTAGTAACCAGCTAAAGACCAAGCGGAATTGTTACGTCTTTTGGCAAAACCAAATACCGTGGCAACACCACCACCATCGTCAATACATTTCAGATTGAAACCGTAACCACTTGCAAAGGTGGATGAAAGAAACTCTATGCCGTTTCGACCAGTAACGTTTGCAGTAGTTTGAAGGAATCGCAACTGTCCGGGAGATGTCGGTGTAGCAGAGCCTTCTGACACAGGGCTGAACAAGACAGTAGACACAGTGGTTACATGGTCGATGTTTGCTCCGTTCATTACAGAGAGTGCGCCGGTTATGTTAACACTGGCAGCGGACACGGCTCCGATTACTCTAAGACTTCCAGTCGTGGTCTTGCCTGAGACGTAGGCGTCTCTATTGGTGTAAATGTCATTAACTACCGAGACTGTGCTTCCGGCGGTAATAGCTCCATCGACCTTGGCTATTCCTGAGAAATTGGCACTGGCAGCGGACACAACCCCTATTACTGTAAGGGTTCCAGCCGTGGTCCTGCCTGAGACGTAGGCGTCCCTGCCTACATATAGATCGTCCGTCACAGAAAGGGTGGTCGTAATTGCCCGCAACTGGCTGGCAATGGCTGACTTGGTAATCCCGCCTTGGCTGATGACAAGCTGGTCGTTCCCATTTACCGAGGAGGCAACGGGAAGCTGTGCGTTTGATCTGGTAGGGATGTCAGCCACTTAATAAAGGTTCCCTCTTTTATTTAACCGTAAAGGACTGCACGAGCCACACCAGCCGTGCCGGTCTTGACGACACGAATCTGGTTATAAGGGACCGTTATAGAGCCGGGGGCGGTAAGTGTGGCCGATACGATAGCAATGTTAAAGACGGGTGCCCTGTCGGTCCGCTCAATGCGACCTTGGATAGTCACCCAGTCCCCGGACTCAAGGGATACCGAATAAAGACCGTTGTATACGTTGAGATATTTCGTATCAAGATCGACCCAAGAACCAGCGCCAGCGGCAGAGGCTTCAAGGAGGGTGGTGGTATTGCGGGTAAAAGCTAGTTCTGCCATGTTGTTTTCTTTTTCTTTTGTCCTTGTTTGGTCTAAGTCTGGTTGTAGATAATACTTGGGTTTACTGGGTCTTTGCTACCCGTAGTAGTTGACTGTAGCACGGGCGGTAGTCCCGGTTTTTACGGCCCGAATATACGGGATAGCAGCGTCGATAGTCGCCATCTCCGGGGCATTGAACGGAGTTCCTAGATTATACCAAGTGACCTGATCGTTGGACCCCTGGATTTGAATGGTGTCAGTCGAGACAAGGGCTGTGACGTGGACAACGCCTTGGTAGACCGGAGACATATACTGGGTCTGCGTGCGGTAAGTGGCTCCGTCCCCCGCTGCTTGGCTGTTGTAAAGAATATAAGGTGTCTTGGTATAGCTTGCCATGTTGTTGTTGTTATCCGTAAACCGTCATTGTTGCCCAAGCAGCACCGTTCATCTTGACTGCTCGAATGTATTCAAAGTTCAACCCTTTATACCTTCTTTTCTCGGGAACCTTGAACTTGTCCCCAATCGTGGTCCAGTTGATACCGTCATTGCTGATCTGAACAAACAGGAAGTCCTTGTCCGACACCTTCGATACATCAATGACGATACCTTCCCGGTCTTTCCAGCCATAGACGTGCTTCATCTTGACGTGCTGGCTGCACCCGGAACTCTTTTGATTGATAAGGACTTGGCGGGTTTTCTTCATCCTTTTGGGGGTGAACCACCATTTGACCTTACGTCCAACTTTCTTTAGTGCTTTCCACATTTTCTTTATAGTTCCTTGAAAGTGAACAACGGACCTTTGTCTTTGATTGGGTAATCAAGAACAGGACCAGATACTCGGGCTACTTCCTTTTCGTTAGAGTATACCACACAACCGTTGGGTGCGTTAGAGAACAATAGACCGTTTTCTACCTTCATTACAGTTTTAACGTGACCCTTTATTGATATTTGTGGCATGTTGGTTTACTTGACAAACCTCCAAAGAAAATACGCAAGTGGGAGGGCTGCAACCAGCCCACTGATTAGACCATAAAGAAATCCAGCCCCGAACTTCATAACGTAGCCGCTGCCCTGAACAGGTCGTCCATCTGCTCACCGGTCATGCCAAGGGCCGCAGCCGCGCCCTCAACCAGCGGCGAGTGCCGTTCGATCACCGTGGCGTATTCCCACACGATCTTGGCAGGACCGCCAGCCTTGTCGATGAACGCCTCGACGGCATCGAGTGCCCCCATGCTGTCCAGCACCAGCCGGGCCTGAAGCGCCGTGATAGTCTCAGGGACCGCCGGTATCTCCTGATCTGGCTCCGGCACGGGCGTAGGTGCGGGGTCGAACCACTTGGGAAAGTCCTTTGTGATTTCCTCTGCGACACGGTAGCCGCACGGCTCGGGCAGGGTGAGCGGATTGCCGTCCTTGTCAAACAGTCCGAGGACAAAGCCGCCCTCGATTGTGCGGTAGAACGAGCCTTTTCCACCGTATTCAAACTCCAGACGTTCAAGTGTTTTTGTCATCGCTGTCACCATGCCACGATATACACGAAGCCGGGGCCGCCATTGCCACCAGCGCCACCGGTCGTGCCAGCACCGCCGCCACCACCGCCGCAGCCCCAGCCGCCATCACCACCGCGACCGCCTGCTACGACACCGCCCGAGTTGCCGCCAGCCCCACCTTGTGACCCGCTAGGAAACAGGGTATCACCCCAAAATGTTCTGCCGTGGGTGCCAGCCAGACCGGCACCGGGCAATTGCGCCGGAGCAATCCAGAACCCGGTCGTGCCTGTGATAGACGGCGAGCCACCAGAGCCGCCCGCTGCAACAACGTCGCCGGTTGTAACACCAGCGCCGCTGCCACCGGCGCAAGCGAAAGGCAAAACCTGAATCGCTCCACTTGTCCCGACACCCGATACGCCGCCGTTTACGCCCGCTGCACCCGACGATGTGGTCAACTGACCGAGATGGGTAATCCAAGATGCGGAAAAGCTGGTCGGGATCGTGTTGGCACCACCCTGCGTCCCACCCGCCGCGCCGGTGCCCGCTGTTGGAGCCGCAGCGGCTGTGCAAAGCCCTTGCGTAATACGTGTGCTTGAGGGCTGAGACAGGAAAGTAATAGCCCCAGCCGAAGGCCCGACACCGGGTGAGCCTGCCGCGCCACCAAGGCCGCCATTGGAAGGCCGGATGATGATCTGGTTCGGCAAGAACAGCGCGGGCATAATGAAGCGCCCGAAACCGCCCCCGCCACCGCTGCCCCCGCCACCGCCTTGAGCACCAGAGGCGCGCGTGAACCCACCAGCACCACCGGCCCCGCCGTTCTGGATGAACATATAGACGAAGCTCGCCCCGACAGGCTTGGTCCAGACGTATTCCTTTTCAGTGGCCGCGACGCCATTACCGCCGACGAACAAATCTTCTCCGAGAAGATTGCCCTTCGGAGCCCTACCCATGTTGAACATGGTCATGGGTTAGTACTTCCCGCCGACGCCGGTGAAGTTCCAGCCATTCGCCACCGCCGTCGCAATCGTGATGTAGACCCGGTATCCGGGCGGCAGGGCAATGTTCATCGGGATAGACTGCACGCCGACCTGTGCGGTCGAGGAAGCCGTGGTCGCAGCAAGCGTCGCCTCTGCAAAGAGCGACTGGTTGGTCGCCGTGCCGGTTGTAGAGCCGTTGTTAATCCACACCCGCGCGACCGTCTGGACGTTGTTGCCTGCCGGGCTGGTCTTGCACTGGATGTATTGAAGGAAGCTGCCCTCGGTCGCATCCGCCGTGAAGCAAAGCAGGACCGTGCCCGAGGTCAGATCGGCGGTCGTGTTCGCCGTCGTCAGGTAGCCGGTGCCAATATCGGTCTGGCCCTGACGAATGAAGATAGGATTTGTATTAACTGCCATTAGTTCCTCGTTTTGTTATTATTATTATTAAAATGTGACATAGCGTTGAGATACAACTTGACTGAGAGTAATTCCACCGCCACCACCTCCACCCGTTGCCGATACCAGAACGTCGATACGGTTACTTGAAGCATTGGCTGAAGTGGAGATAGCCAGTGTTCCACCAGCGATAAAGTTAAGCATTGGCCTGGACCCAACAGTTGTCCCGGCATTAAGCACTTGGATACGTTGGATAGTTGTATCATCTACAACTGTTAGCGTTCTATCCGCAGTTAGATTGCCACCTCCGGTCAGACCTGTGCCAGCAGTAATCGTTCTCGTTTGTGGAACATTATTATCGTATTGTGATTTCAGTGCGCCAGTTAACAGACCAGCAGCCGTCGATGTAGCGGCTGGAACAGTGGCGTCTGTGCCTGTATCGCTCGTAATATCCAACGTGGTGCCAGTGATATTGGCAACACCAAGATTGGTTCCGGCCCCTGCACCGCCCGTTGCTGAGATAAGAACATCAATACGATTAGAAGATAGATTGGCCGAAGTGGAGATAGCCAGTGTTCCACCGGCAATGAAATTAAGCATCGACCGGGCACCGACCGTGGTTCCGGCGTTAAGTACTTGAATTTGCTGGATAGTTGTGTCGTTAACTACCGAGATGGTTCTGTTTGCCGACAGATCGCCGCCACCAGTCAGACCAGTGCCAGCAACGATTGACGTAGCGGCAAGAGCAAACAGGGCTGTGTTGACGATTGGAGCCGAGACATTGATGTCGATACGGTTACCAGATGGATTAGCCGATACATTGACTTGAACTGCACCGCCTTCAGTGAAGTTAAGGAACGGACGTTCACCTGTCGTGACACCCGCCTTCTGGACTTGCACCCGTTGGACAGTAGAGTCAGGAACCACGGCAAGGGTCCGTGAGGTAGTCAGATCGCCGCCCCCGGTCAGACCAGTCCCGGCAATGATCGAGACTGCGGCTTCTGCTGCCCCAATATAGGTCCGTGCGGCCCCTGTGTTCAGGATATTAAGGAACCCACGGCCAAAGGGAAGGGACGGGGTAACAGACATAGCCGTGGGAGACGAGAAATAAGCAAAGCCTTCAGACGAACCAGAGACACCGCTGAGGGCCGATAGATTGGAGTTGGCTGGTTGTGCCCCCACGTCCCCGGCAGAGGGCATAGGGTGAACGTGGTCCTGTCTGCTGGCCTCGGTAGCAACACCAGCCGAGGCACTCCCGAGAGAGACGGCGGGAGTGTTGCTTAGAGGTGTTCCTGAACCCCCTGTAGCCGCTGAGATGAGAACATCAACCCGATTACCGGATGGATTAGCTGAGGTAGAGATAGCCAAAGACCCACCAGAAATGAAGTTAAGCATTGACCGGGCACCAACAGTTGTTCCGGCGTTGAGCACCTGGATTTGCTGGATGGTCGTATCGTTGACTACGGCAAAAGAGCGGTTAGTAGTTAGATCACCGCCCCCGGTTAGACCTGTGCCCGCAGTAAGGGTGCGGATTTGGGGGACGTTGTTATCGTATTGTGATTTAAGTGTTGCGGTCAGAAGGCCCGCTGCAATAGAGGTAGCAGCCGGAACTGTAGCATCTGAACCTGTATCAGAAGTGATGTCAAGAGTTGTTGCCGTAATATTGGCAACACCAAGGTTTGTTCCGCCAGCACCACCCGTGGCTGACAAAAGAACGTCAATCCTGTTGCCTGACGGGTTAGCTGAAGTAGCTACAGTAAGAGTGCCACCACCGATGAAGTTAAGCATCGACCGGGCACCAACTGTGGTCCCGGCGTTAAGTACTTGAATTTGTTGGATAGTTGTGTCGTTGACTACCGAGATGGTCCGGTTGGCGGATAGATCACCACCACCTGTCAGACCTGTTCCTGCTGTGATCGAGGTGGCAGCAAAGGCAAAGTCACCGGGAACGTAAACAGCAAAGGCTGTGAGATTGGCGCTGGAGGTTTGTGCCCCTATCTGGGTAGGAGTGGGATAAGGGTGAACGTGGTCGTAACGAGAGAGTTCCGTTGAGACGCCGGGGGCACCGGAGACGCCAAGAGGAAGGGCGGGAATGTCAGAGGGCGTGCCACCAGCACCGCCAATGGGAAAGAACCCTTTTACGCCACTGGCATCCGTGCCGTAGTATTCGGAGTTACCGGGGTTGATTTCATCGTTGACAAGTTGTAACGGATCGACAGGTGTCCCATCGCCGGTAATGGATTTACCAGCCGTTGCAATTGTTTGCTTGGTAAGGGAGCGTAGGCCGAGACTTTCCACGATGTCCGCAAGTTTACTTTGTTGATATTATTGTTTGCTAGTTTAACAAAAAAAGGAAAAAAGGGGGACAGCCAAGCCATCCCCCAATTCTATTTTCCCCCTTTTAGACTAAAAGGTTAGCTACCGGCGCTCCCGACAAAACCGCGCCAGTCACCCCAACCGAACGCATAACGCTCACGGGCCTTGTAGCGCATGTTGCCGGTCGTGAACTCACCTTCCATGGCGGTCTGTAGCTTGACACGGTTGAACATGATCGTGCCGAGCGGAACGTCCGTCTTGACAAACCAGGCATCGCTGTCCACGAAGCGGGTGTTCGTGAAGAAACCACGGGGGAAATACTTACCCTTCATGATCGCGTTGATCTGGTTCTGGTTGGTGACACCAGTGGTCGAGTTCGTGGCGTTGACCGTGGTGTACTCGGTCTGGAGAATCTGCATCGCCGTGAACTCGTTCTCGGGAGCAACGTGCAGGCTGAGAGCCTTGGCGTTGATCAGGATACCACGGTCGTCCGTCAGGCGACGGATACGGGTAATGGCGTCCTGGAGGCCCGTCTCGGAAAGGTCGCCAGTGATGAGGTTTGACTGGTTGACACCGATGACCGAGGGGTGCGAGGCCGAGAACAAAGGCTGACCGTCACCGCCAAGGCGGCTGGTCGAGAAGCCAAGGTTGAACACGTTGGCAGCCTTGGTTTCCTTGGCAGCCGACATGGACCGGCCAAGCTGCTGTGCCTGGAACATGGCCTTGGTTTCATAAAGGTTGTCCTCCATGGCTTCCTCGGTGATCTGGAAGCCAAGAGCAATGGTTTCCATATCCCAACGAGCCGTGTAGGTTTCCTGTGCGTCATCGAAGTCCACAGCCGAGCCTTCAGGCTTGGTGGCTGCGATACCGAAGCCGGTCATCATAACCTGCTCCTCGAACGCACGGACCGAGTTCTTGATCTCGAACAGTGCCTTGTGCTCGCCAGAGTTTTCACCGTATGAAACACCGAGGATGGCGTTCAGGCCGGGAACTAGCTGCTTGGCGATATTAGCGCGGGTAATCGTCATATCTTATCTCTACTTTCCTTTGTTTCTATTCAATTAATCGCGCGCATACAGATGCTTGGCGATGATGACCTGAACCTTGGTGAGAGCCGACTGCCAAGTGTTGGACAGATCGCCATCTTCATCCGGGGCTGCCGAGACACCCGCACCGACCATGTTGTCATAGGTGACGACACCGACAACACGGAAAGCCGCGTTCGTGACCGAGGTGCCAGTGCCAAGAGACAGGGCAGCATTGGAGCGGCCCGAGTAGCTGGAACCCGTGGTGTTGTTACCGACCTGAGCGTAAGCACCCTGAGCCGTGGGAAGAACCGAGGCGAGGGCTGCAATAACGAAGTTCTGCTGCGGGTCGTCATAGACCTGAGCAATAACACCGTCCCACTTGACAGTGTTCAGACCGTCGATAATACCACCTTCAGTGGATGTACCAGCGGGGACGTACAGGCTGCGGACAGGGCGCTTCGAGGTGCCGTCGATCCACAGAGCACCAGCAAACACACCCACGGGAGCCGTGGTGTTGGTCGCAGGAGCAAGCGTTCCATCGGTTGACAGGGCCACAAGCTGACCGGCGTAGAACGGAACGCCCGTGCCGTTGGCAATGCGGTAGTAATTGATCTGACCCGAATCAGCGGCACCGACGCGGCTTACGGGAGTTAGTCCGGGCTTCCAAGCCATGTATTCTTAATTCTCTCTCTTTCCAAAAGAAAAGAGGGCGCACTTTCTCTGGTGAAGATGTGCGGGGAGGATTACTCGTCCGTCTTACCATCTATCCACCCAAGAGGTGCGCCCCTATTTGTTAATATGGGTTATGTGTTACTATAGTTACATCACCCTCTTTTTGTAAACGTCCAAACAAGGGCGTCTCGGGGCTTAGTTAAAACTTATACAGAGTAGAAACTTTGTTACGCTAGGGGGGATTTATTCGTCATCTCCATCAACTTGCCCGGTATCCCCTGCAGTCTGGCCGAACGAAGCGTTACGCTGCTTGAAGGTTGACTTCATGCTGGCCTGAATACCGTGCTGACGCAGATCGCCCATCGACCTCTTGATGTCGTTGATCTGACGCCACGCTTCACTTTCGTTATGGGCTTTCTGTTCCTCGGACAGTTCGGTCTGGCGCTTGAAAAGAGCCACGTCACCAACAACGATGTAGTCCTTGGTCTTTGGGTCGCTACCTGTCTCAAAGGTTTCCGAGAGGCCGGGCATACCTAGACTTGACAGTTCCTTGTGGGTCACTGGTTCCCATCCGTAGCGCCGCTTCTTTGAGATGTTCTTTACATCGACACCCTCAGTCTCGGGGTTGACGATACGAACCCACCGAAGGGCAAACCCCTGGTTCTCGAAGTATTCTTCAAGTTCTAGAGGGATGTCCGTCTGGAGAGGGGCAGCGTAGGTGGCAAACACGGGCTTCACCGTCTTGTGGTTAGCCTGTGCCTTGGTTGCGATCTTTACCATTACAAGTTATCTATCTCCCTTTTTTCTTATCAAACTTCGAGTTGTGACCACTGGTTGATCTGGCCGCCCGTCTGCTTTTCAAGGCGGACCTTTTCTCGGATATACTGCTTTGGGTCATCGAACCCAAGGCGACGGGCCATTTCCACATCATCCTTTGTGACCTTGACCTTGGTCTTGCCGTCCGCCGAACGATAGACCTTGGTCCGCTTGGTCGGTTCCGAAGTCTGTGCCTTCGGCGCAACAGGGGAACCTTTCTGTACAGTCTTGGTCTTGGCAACCACCTTATCCCGTAACCCCTTGATATTCTTGAGAGCTTCGGTAAGATCGTCGTAGAACGCCTCCGTTGCCGGGTCGCCGCCTTGGTCAATAAGTAGCTGCGACATGTTTGCAAGAACCATCCGCTCGGAATCCGAGGCAGAGGTAATCCATTCGTTACGCTTGATGAAATCCCTAGTGGCTCTTGGAATATCGTCAGAGACGGTAAGGGGACGGTTAGGCTGGCGAGCAGGGGCTTCCTCCTTTGGCTGTTGTTCAACCGCAGGATTTTCAAGAGCTTCCAGATCAGCCGTGACCGCCATACGACGTAGGTTGATTTCCTGGAGCTTTTCACGAAGGTCCTCCTCCGAGACATAATCGCTTTCCTCTCGGGCCTTGATGATCTGGGCCTTGAGGGTCTTTGCCGTTAGGTCGAAACGATCCCGCTGCGCTTCAAGGTTGCCTCGTAGTAGAGTCGATCTTTCTTTTGTTGCTTTTTCGGCTTGCTGCTCTGCTCGCTGGAGGGCGAGTCGGGCTTCTGCCAACGCTCGTTGATTTTCCTGTGCTTCTCGACGGAGTTCTTCAAGATCGTCGGCTCGCTTGGCATCGTCACCTCGACCTCCGTCTGCGTCGGAATCTTCCACTTCGATGTCATCGCCATCATCGTCCTCGTTTAGTAGGGCGGGGTCTGAACTCTCGCCGTCTTCGTCTTCTTCATTTTCGAGTTCATCTTCATCGTCTTCTTCTGCTTCAAGGACGGTTGAAAGGTTAGAGGCTTTAAGCCCTTTACTAGTTTCTTTTTTCCCGGAGCCTTTGTTATTTGCCCCGGCGTTGACGCCGTTGTTTGAACCAAAGTTCTCTACCTCCTTTAGTAGATCGTCCAGATTGTCGAGGGCGATTTCGCCCCAGTTTTCATTACTATTATTTGCCATTTTTATCTTTATTGTCCTTTTGCGTCCGTTTACGTTCGATCATCAGATCATAGGCGGTCTTTGTGTTATCAGGCATGTTTGTCAAACAGAACCGTCTGGTAGTTGGGGTCGATGACCTCCGGGTTAGTTACCGAGGCGAGGATGAACGTGTCCTTCAAGAGAAGCATTTTGATCCCGTGAACCATGATCTTCTGGCCCGAGTTGCGGCTGTAGACCACCCAGTCTCCCGGCTTTACCCACGGACCCTTGAAATAGCCCCACGGGTAGTTCTCCTCGCCCTTCTTGCAGTTGGGGTCGTGCCACGCAAGGTTGCCTACCTTTACGATCTGACCCACGTTCTGGAGATAAGCCTTGTCTGCCTCAACCTTTGGTGGAAGGATAATCGAATGACCACCCTTCAGTTGAATGGCGGCTGGAGGCTGATACGGGCGGATAAGGATATTGTCCCCGAACACCGGGAAATCGGATAGATCGGGAGTCGGGATAGCGGCATCGGTATTATCGTTGATGGTATCGTCGTCAGCTAGTCGGCGTAGTGCTGTCATTCCTGGTCCTCATCGAGGTCGGCTCCGTCGTAATCCCCACCCATCTTTTTCATCTTGATGGTGAGGTCTTCCATGATACGCATGTGTTCACGAAGCTCTAGTCTGTGTTGAGTTAAACGATCATCCGGGACGGTAAGCATCCCAAGCAGTTTGTCTATGTAGTCGTTAAACAAACCATCGAAAATCCACGAGTAAGGCTCAGATTGCCCCATCGCGGGAACCTTCGGAAGATGTTCTTGGATTTTCCGAAGGTATCTTTTGCTAATCACGGTAGGATTAGTCCTTTTTGCGTTTCAGTTTTATCTCTTCACTCTTTAGCATGAAGTCCTTGAGGAGCGCCAATTGGTCAACATCGACCTTGGACTCACTCTCTGCCGCACGGTTTTGTTCACGAGAGGCAGCAATGACGTTCTGGACCAGTTTCATCAGGTTCTCGAACGTTGCGTTCTTCTCCTCCAGCTTAAGGCGTCCGGCCTTGACTTCAGCTTCCTTGAGGACAGCATCGGCCACCTTGTTCTCGGGGGTGTCCTGCGTCTTGGCAAGTTGCGCCATCTGGGATAGCTGTTGGGCTGCCTGTGCCATGAGCATTTCTTTCGATTGATCGTGCGAAGCAATGCCAGTGACCATGGTCCCGACCTCTTCCTGGAACGCCATGAGGGCGTGTTCCCGGATGTTGGCAATGATCTGTGGAGAGAACTGTTGCATGACCTTGGAACCGCCTTGGTCGGGGTCATCCAGCCACGCTTGCTTGAACATGATGTGGGCCTGATGGTCCTGACCCTCGAACGCCTTGATGGGTTCACCGTTCATCACAGCAAACAGGTCCGACATCGGGTCAAGGGGCTTGGCTCCCTTCGGCGGACGGATAATCTCGTTGACATCCCGTTGCGGGTCGAGGTCTTGGATGTAAGCCTTGAGTAGAACGGGGAAATCAATGGCAAGAGAGGGGTCAATTCCCTTTGCCTTGGTGGCTGCGTCCAAGACAGCGTTGCCAATCGAGATACGATGGGCCTGAGATGACACGTTGGGGTCCGAGACGGGGATAATCGACACCTGCTTGGGGTCATAATCCTCCCGGTAGACGACACCTTCGTCCTTGCCTTCAGGTAGATTGACCTCGAACGGGTATCCTTCCTCGACATCCATGAAATGGTAGTTAAGAGAGGCAATAATCTTCAGTTCGTTCGATTGGGCCTTGTGGAACCTCTTGTAAATGGCGGCATACATCTTACCCGCTGCTTCAAGAAGCGCCATAGTCGTGCCCACCGGGCCGTAGTTGGTGGAGCCTTGTAGAATCTGGTCCGTAGAATTGGCAAACTCCCCGCCACGCTGGTCCAGATACACGAGAAGTGCCTGAACTACTGCACTTGGTTCCTTGAATTGGTGTGGAAGAAGCACATCACGGATGGATTGGCCGGGCGGAACCTCTACATCCCGGTATTCACCCATCTGGAACGCCTCGGTAGGCCCGGTAATACGCGGTCCTTTGACCTTCATACCACCTTGGAGGTTGGCAAAGATGCCGGAGTCCACGAGAGAACGAAGAAGGGCGGTCATTACCATCTGGACGTTACCCAGAATGTGGATCAGACCGAACGAATAGAACCCGAACGAGGGAATGTAGCCGTATTGGGTGAAGTTATCGAGACGTTTCTTGTCAATCGGGTCAGTCTCGGCCCAGTTACGCCGGATGCTGAGTACTTTTCCGCTCTCGGAGTCCACCGTGATTACGTATGGCACCTTGCGTCCGAACTCATCCTTCAGTTCCGGCTTGTTCTTGAAGTCGTAATAGCAGAAATGTTCATAAACAAGGAAGCCCGTGCCGGTCTGACCGTTCTGGACACCCATGATGTTGTTAAATTCTTCAGCAAATTCAGATAGTTTGATGTCGTAAGGGGCAAGAGTGCCAGCCGACATGGCCGTGCCCGTGCTACCCGCCGTGTAATCCGGCTCCGTGGGGTCCGCTTCAGGGGGCATCTCGTAGAACTTGTAGAACCCGGAGGTCATACGGTTCATTACGGTGCGTTCCGAGAGGGCCTGCGTGTGGGTGTAACGCTCTGCCGAACAAAGATCGGTCGCATTGTTGGACACAATGAACTGATCTGCGGGGACAAAGATGGAACAAGGACGCCTCTTGTCCGGGTCATACCAGGTTTTCTTGAACGCGTCACCAAAAAGAGCCGAGAAAAGATATGTTTTCTCCGAGTCGGGGTAGAACTCGGTCATCTTTTCCGTTAGCTGGTAGTTCAAGTGCTGCTTGACCCGGCCAGCCCGGTCGATCTTTTCCTGGGTTTTCTTACCGATGATCTTGGTATCGGCAGGACCGTAGGCTGGAAGCAGTTCCGTGGACGCCTTGGACTGGAACTTGATCGCCGTCTCAAGGATAAGGGGGTGTGTGGCGTAACACCCGCCGTTGACGATGGCCCCGGACTGGTCCCCAAGGTTCAGGCCAAGAAGTTTAAGGCCCGTGATAGCGTTAGCCATCCACACGGACCTCGTTTGTTCATCTTCCTCTACGGCAGCAAGGACGGATTGCCCGAGACGATCCAGTTCATCGTCATCGAACAGATAGGTGAGGTCCTCGAAGTGGGTGTCAACCCCGTAAGGTTCCGGGGCTAGCTCCTCAAGAGCCTCATCCTCTGCCGTTTCAACCTCAAGTTCCCCGTCCTCGAACTCAATCTCCATCTCCTCGGCACCAAGGCCGGGTTCATCATTGTTATCGTATTGTGGTGAAGTTGTTTGGAACTGGTTGATGGGCACGGATCAAGAAATACTTGGTTTCGTGGAAAGTGTGCAAGTTGTGGTAAAAATCACCCCAAAATTCCATACGTAAATATATGGCAACATATCTGTCCTATTATATCGTAACCTATTGATTTCATTAGATAAAAAAGAACAAGAGTGAAAGTGAACACTGTTCACATCCCTGTGTTTACGAAATGCGCGAAGTTCTGTGTGCCTATGTTTTCCGGGATTTTTGATTGCCCTCTAGCGGCAGCATAGTCCGATAGTGTAGGGTGCGCGGAACAAAGCAAAAAGGAACACATATAACTCCCCCTCTAGGAATCATCCCTAGGGGGTTCTTTTTATCTACACTAATGTATTGGTATGTACTAAGGAATGTGCTGTGGAGTGTTCCCCCGGTCCACAGTAATGTCCCTTATGATCGTTCTAAGGACTACGCCTGTGGACTACGCCCCCGGTATACGTCCAAAGTATCCCCCTTGACATACGTCCTCGGTATCCCTAGATGTTTTATGTGTGATACCTTAAGACACAAAGGAGATACGTTGTTCCATGTTGAAAGAGTTTATCCAGAGTTCAAACTTCCTTAAGGAATGGAACCATGGCCCGCATGAGGTATTCCCCGGACTGGTTCAACACCAAGGCTTACTCGAAAGGATTGTGTTTCTAGGCCTTAGCCTGTTGCTAGACCTTTTTATGATCTTCGGTATAATCGTTTATACGTTATTGTTTATACCAATGATCCCATTTGTCATCTTTGATTATATCGTTAAACGTTACCAGTCACAAGGGACCAGTAGGTAGCCTTGCCCGTGGAGTACTTAGGTTTAGCATCCAAGTCCTCCTCAATCTCCCCGGCCCATTTGTTGGATGACATATCGAATGTATCCCTGAGATATAAAAGACACATAGTTAACGTGTCCGTAAGGTCATCGTGGCTGTAATTAGGAAATGCAAGACATTCGTTAATCAGTTCCTTTGCAAACCACTTGTTGGGTATGTGGACCCGTCCTGACCGAAGAATGGGGGTCACAGCGTGTGCCCTCGTGATCTTGTCTACGGTCGGATTGTATCCGTGGACAGGCCAACCTCTCCTCAACAATTCCTGGATGACAGTCTGGCCTGACCCCTTGTTCTCCACGACAAAGATGTCCGGGTCATAGGCTTCCTTTATTTCTTCAATCTTTTCAAACAGATCGGTAAAGTTCCACCTGCCTTGGTGGGCTTCCAGCAAACACAGATGGTTCACCACTATCTCCCGGCCAAGGTTGATGCCAAACTTGACCACCTCGTTCCGCTCGAAGATACCCCACACGGTGAAGGCCGAGAAGTCAGCCGACTCCTTTGTCGAGAACGCCGTGTCCATGCTGACCAGAATGAACTTGATGTTGGAAGGTGGTTCAGAGTGGTCCCACACCTTGAAGTCTGTCCTCTTGAAAATGTTGCCTTCTTCAATAACCGGGCGTTGAAGGTAGATGGCGTTCCAGTTCTCTGAGGAGTTGGACCGTTCAAGGTCTTTGATTTCTTCAAGGGGTTTGGTGCCGGGCCAGTAAGACGAACCAACCGGCAGACCAAGCAGCTTGGACGCCTTCTCATCGATGATCGCCGGGATGGACACAATCTCCCACGGCCTCGATGACCCCGGCACAGGGCGGTCCGTGGTGCCGTCCAGCTTTTGCAGGAACCCCAGAAGGTCATCTACGTGCCACCTTGTGCCAATCATCAACTCCGAGCCGTAGCGCCACAGACGAGAGCGTGCCATGGGCACGTAGTTCCGGTTGATACGTTCCCGCTCCGTCTTGGACTTGGCCGCGTGGTCGGCCATCATGTCGTCCCCGATCACGATGTTTGCACCACGGCCTGCGATCTTGCCATCTACGCCAGCACAGAAATAGATACCGTTGGCCGTAGTCTCCCACCTCTTTGCCGACCGTGAGTCCTTCTTCAATTGCGTCCGAGGAAAGATACGGGAGTACTCGAACGTTTTCATCAGGTCACGAATAGGCCTGCCCGATACGTCCTCGATAAGGGACTGGGTGTGGGAGAGGTGAAGGATTTTCCACTCAGGGTGCCTCCCGAACAACCACGATACAAACAGGTTCGACAACACCGTTTTCATGGAACGAGGGGGCATGGAAATCTGGACCCTCTTTGGCTTACCGTCTACAACACCTTGCTCCATGGACTGCAACGTCTCACACAGATACCGAATGTGGGGTCCGTCCTCGAAATCAGTTCCGAGAAAAGTTTCAGCCATAAGACAAACGTAAACATAGAAATTGTCTCTGGCCTTTGTGACGTTGTAGTTCTGTAGAACCTCAAGAGCCTTTTCCCGTTCAGCCCGAGAGAAGGAACCAAGATTGGTTTTGATGTACTCAATCGTCTGTTCTAGTTCCGTATTACTCATAGGACTCCCGGTCCAGGTATTGTGCCCCTGTATGTGCCAATATACAAGGGGTTGATGTTATTAGTTGATAGAGCTTTTTATAGCCAGTCCAGCAATCTTGAGGTGGTTGGACAACTCCTCGTTAGCCATCTCCTCTTGCATCCCGGTCTGGGCCAGTTCGTCACTAGGCTTGGGATCAGCCAATCCAGCCCGCCTTGAAATCTTGTTCAACTCCCCGATTTGCATAGCCTCCTGGGTCGATAGTTTGTCCTTTACCCCCTTTGGAGAGAATAGGCCAATACCCGTCCCGAGAAGCTGGGCCGCTTCGTTGGCCTCCTTGTATTTACCGTCCGCCATGGAAGCGTTGAACGAATCCCTCAACATTCCGATAATTTCATAACGATCAATACCTTCCGCCTCCAGCTTACGAAGCGTGCTGAGAACGATGGCCTCCTTGATTGCAGGTTTGTTCAGATATTGCCAGGCAATGAGCCTTAACGACTCCCCTTTAGCGTTGGACCCGGCACGGATCATAACTTCCGAAAGAGAGTCCCAATCCTTTTGCACGTAGTGGGTGACAAACCGTTGCTGCTGAGGAGTGAGCGACGCCATCAAACCGGCGAGCCTTTGTGCCCGCTTCTTCTTGTCATCATATTCCTTTGACCGTCGCCCGGCCTTGGACACCACTTCCTCAAGAGGTTCGTTGCCCTCCCGAAGCACCGAGAAAAGATGGTCAATATCGAGCGATGCCTTTTCAAGCATCTCTGCGTCCGTCTCCGGGACATCGGCATCGAGAGGCGGGGCTACGTCATCGAACCGTGTGGTGGTATGGGGTGTATCAGTTGTAGCAGTCGCTACAGGAATGGGGCTGGGTTTCTTTTTAGGTCTGGGCATACGTCGGACTATACATTTCATACTATCATATCACGCAACATTAACAGTTACCATATAAACATATCCTTATATACTGATATATGGAACCACCTATAAAAAGGGGCACCCCGGTCTGTGTGTAAAAGCACCCCCACCCCCCTGTTTTTGGGAATAATTGGGAATACCTGAAATTTTTTTAAGGGGTATAAAGAA